TCTTCGGCGCAGATGTGATAACGGTAAGCAATGTATTCGTCGCCGTCAACGGTAAACCCGGCTGAGTAAAGATCGGAAGCGACTTCAATGTTGAGATTGTTGGTTGCGATTTTCATTTTGTTTTCCTTTAGGTCGGTTGGTAGTTTGCGCCCCCGAGGGGGCGCGGCGGTTTTACAGTGAGAAGCCAGCGGTGCGAAGAATCTCGCGGCGCAGCCACACGCTTTTGGCATCAGCGGCATTACGCAACGCTCGCACTTGCGCCATGTCTTGTTCGTATTTTTCTGATTGACCGAGAATGATCCATGCTGTCAATGCTGACTTAGCAAACGCCTCGATTTGGTCAGCGATGGTGGCCAATTCTGATTTTTTTACTGAGTAGAGTTTCATCTTGTTTCCTTTCGGTTGGTCGGTTGTTTTGCTGCGATGTGTGAATAATAGACACCTGTTTACTGCATGTCAACAACAATCTGCAAATTATTTGTGTTATTGTTGCGATTCTTGTCTTTTGGTCAACTTGGAGGGTTTATGTATATCATGGTGAAAGATGCGGCAGCAAGGCTGAAAGTCAGCCGACAATGGATTAACACGCTAATTAATAACGGGAAAATAGCCACAACCATTCTCGCCGGTCGGCGCGTCGTCATTGCTGACAAGGCATTTCAGGCGATGGAAAAAGGGCGCCGGAAGGCGGGGAAATGAACGTAAAAAGGGCAATCAGACCGCCGGACATGATCTGCCCGCACTGCGGCGGTAAGGGCTTTCAAACAATTGAACGGGCGGCTGGGCAGAGTTTTGTGTGTAAGGACTGCCGCAAGACTTACAGGCGCAAGTCAACGAGTGGCAGCGGTCAGATTGCGGGGCCGGTTTATCATCGGACGCGGGAATTATAGGGGGTGCGACATGGTTGAGAATGATTCTGTAGTCGAACTGCATCCGAAGGTTTTACTGGATGCGGCATTGAAATACGCGCTGCGGGGATTTCGTGTGCTACCGCTAAACAGCATCCGGCAGGGCGTTTGCACTTGCGGTGACTCTGATTGTCGCTCGCCTGGTAAACATCCGCTGACCGCACACGGCGCGACCGAGGCCAGCAGTGACGAGATGACGATCCGCGGCTGGTGGTCTAAGTGGCCGACTGCCAATATTGGGCTGGCTATGGGTGACGCCGGTTGCGTGGCGCTCGATGTGGACACCAGGAACAACGGTCACCTGAGCTGGGAGGCGCTCATACAGGCTAACGGGGCCCTACCAGAGACTCCCACACAGCGCAGCGGTAATGGGTGGCACTACCTAGTCAGGATCGATACCGCGGCTGTCAAACGCTGTCGTGGCAAGCTGGCGCCGGGTATTGACGTCAAGGCCAACGGCTATATTGTGGCCGAGCCTTCCATTCATCATTCGGGGCGCCGGTATGCTTGGGATGACGGGCTGGATCTGCTGGCCGGATTCACGCCGGCACGCGCACCTGTCTGGCTGGAACGCATGTTGATGGAACCGGCAGCGGAAGCGGGGGGGCCCAGCTCACCCAATCTCGGCAATTACACACTGCCGGCACAACTCGCAGAGGCGGCAGACGCGCTGACAGTGCTCGATGCCGAGGACTACCACCAGTGGATCGAGGCAGGCATGGCGCTACATGCGACCGGCCTGGGCGACCTAGCGTATCAAGTCTGGGTGGACTGGTCCGGCCGGTCGGGGAAGTTTGACCACAAGGTGCAGCGGGCAAAATGGTTGTCGTTTTCAACCAATCGAGCCGCCGGCGTGACGATCAAAACCCTATTTTCTCGCGCTCAAGCGGCGGGGTGGAAGAATCCTATGGCCGGCACCAGCTCTGCATCAAGCACACCAGAACCGGAAGTCACAATATCCGATCTTGAAAAACAATTACTGGCTTTTGACGCATTTGCCGATCCATTTACGGCAATACCGCATTTTGTTGATCGCTGGATTCCGCACAACGAAGTCACTTTGCTGGCCGGTCACGGCGGCAGTGGTAAATCTTATGTTGCCATGTCGCTGGCGATTCATGTCGCGCTAGGACGCACTTTCTGCGGTTTGCCGACGATTGCCGCACCTGTCCTATTCTTTAGCGGCGAGGACGGCGCACAGGTTGTTCTGCGACGTTTCCACAGCCTATGCAAAGCGCTTTCTGTGGCGCCGGCCGATTTAGAAGGCAAATTGCTGTTGTTAGACGCATCTGATATAGATCCTGCACTGCACCGCGATAACCGCGGCGTGACCGAAACCAAGCTGCTTGGCGCATTGTCCGAGCTGGTTGCCAAGCGCAATATTGGCCTGGTGGTGGTCGACAATGCCAGTGACACCTTTGACGATGACGAAATTAAACGCGCTCGGGTGCGGCAGTTTGTGCGCTCGCTGCGGTCACGCATTGCCCGACCAGAACGCGCTGTGCTGCTACTGGCGCACGTCAATAAGGTGTCAGCGATTGGCGGTCGGGATGCCGGTCGGGAGGATTATTCTGGTTCGACCGCTTGGCACAATTCTGTGCGCTCGCGCCTGTCTCTCAACGTCGAAAAGGACGAGGATTGCCTGACCATTGAGCACCAAAAGGCCAATTTAGGACCGCGTGCAAAGACAGTGCGCCTGCGCTGGCACGACGGCGTGCCGCTTGAAGATGGCAGTTTTACTGATTCCGGCGCTGCTGCCAATGCCGCAATTATTGCCGCCGAACGCCGGAAATCCGCAAATTTGGCAAAGGGCATACTGGCCGGCATGATTAAAGATTTTAATAATCGCGGCGAAATGGTCACCACATCCAATACTGGCGGTTTCTCTGTTTGGCACCTTTTGAGCAAGCGGTCAGGGTTTCCCAAAAGCGTTAAATCGTCATCTGATCTGATGGATTTGTTGGCCGAAATGCAGGCCGAAGGAAGCATTTATAGGTCAACATTTAAGACCAAAGACCGGAAATTGAAAGAGGTATTCGTGGCCGGAAGTGCGCCAATGCAAGACGAAAACGACCAAAAGGAGGGTAACTAATATGTTAGTGAGGACTAACATAAATGCGCCAAAGAGGGCAAAAAGTGCGCTGCGCTCCTCCCCCCATACCCCCCCAGCGCGGTGCGGCGCATTGGCGCACCGCCCGCGCTGTAGTGCGCCAATGTTTAAGATAGCGCACATTGGCGCGGTATGGCGCACATTGGCGCAATAACAACATGGAAAATTATATTAATTGCCGGCAATGTCATAATGTTTTTTTTGCAGACGAAGAATGGAAAAAGATTTGTTTGAAATGTTGGATAAAACAAAAGAAAGAACGCGAAGAAAAATTGAAGGGTGCAAGAGAAGCAAGGTATTACACGCCGCCGCCCAAACACAATGCCAGCAATGAATTAAAAGAAATGTTGCCACTTTTGATTCGTTTGTGTCATCCAGACCGGCACAATAATTCGGAATCAAGCACCAAAGTTACCCAATGGTTGTTAAAACAAAGGAATAACCCATGACACCAACCCAACGCAGTCTGGCAGCTCTCCGCGAACTCGGTTACCTAGTCGAAGTGGTCGAGAAATGGAATTCATTTACCCGAACGCGGAAAGATTTGTGGGGCTGGGCCGATCTGCTGGCGATCCGGCGCGGCGAGGTGCTCGCGGTCCAAGTGACCAGTGAGGGCGTGGCCAATCGGGTTGCCAAAGTTACGGCATCGGAAACCATTGGTCGAGTGCGGGAAGCTGGGGTGCGGATCGAGGTTCACGGTTGGCGCAAGAACGTAAAAGGGCGCTACGTGCAGCGAATTGTCGATTTATCCTGAATTTTTGGCTTGCGTGCTGAATTATTGTGCACTAAACTGGGTGGGCGTTGATCTCCTCCGTGAAACGCAAACCCGCTAAACGGCGGCTTGAGCGATGCGGGCGCTCACCCGGCGGTCGCCGTTGCCTTACGAAAGGGCGTTTGTGGACCATCAGAAGAACGCTGCGCTGTTTGTGTCTGTGCTGTTTCATAGCGGCACGAACGCCCATTTCATGCACTTGCAGACGAAAAGTTATTCTGAGCACAAGGCGCTTCAGAAATACTACGAAGGCATCGTCGACATCGTGGACCGCTGGGCCGAGGCGTTTCAAGGTTGTTATTCTGTTATTGATACCTATCCATCGGACTTTCATATCGCAAAGTCACCGCTGCCTTACTTGGGCAAAATTAAGGATTTTGTAGACTCAATCCGTAAAGTGTTACCGGACGACAGCCAGCTGCAAAACATTATTGATGAGGCGGCCGCGCTGATTGATTCGACAATCTACAAGCTGCGGGTGCTGAAATAATGGCCGACAGATTAAATGGCTAACGCAGGCCAATTTAAAAAGGGCGACAAAAGGCCAGGGGCGGGCCGGCCTAAAGGATTGCAGAACAAAGCAACCATAGTCGCCAAAGAAGCGATTGCTCGTTTTGTTGACGGCAACGCCGACCGGCTGCAAGAGTGGCTAGACCAGATCGCAGTGCAGGACGGACCGCAGGCGGCTTTTAAATGCTTTTCTGATCTGCTTGAATACCATGTGCCTAAACTGTCACGCGCAGAGGTCAGCGGGCCTGATGGCGGGCCGCAGGTTGTCGAAGCCACTTGGCGGTTGGCCGAGTGAACATTGTTAAAGTCGAGATCCCATATTCGCCGCGGCGGGCGTTTATGCCTTTTCACAATCGCACACATCGCTGGGCTTGCCTGGTCGCGCACCGGCGAGCTGGTAAGACTGTGGCCGCTATCAACGACATGATCCGCGCCGCCTTCACAAGCAAGGACTCAATGGCTCTTTACGGTTACGTGGCGCCGTATCGCAGCCAGGCTAAATCAGTGGTTTGGGATTACTTGAAGCACTATAGCCAAGTCATCAGCAAGGATGCCAACGAGGCCGAGTTGACGGTCACGCTGTTGAACAATAGCAAAATCCGGCTATTCGGCGCCGACAACGCAGACGCCATGCGCGGGCTAGGGTTCTCTGGTGTTTATTTGGACGAATTCGGCGACTTTAAGCCAAGCGTATGGGGTAACGTGGTCCGGCCGGCGCTCAGTGACAAACAGGGCTGGTGCGTGTTTGGCGGCACGCCTAAAGGCAAAAACCAGTTTTACGACATACGACAGACCGCGGCGAAACAGAAAGACGACTGGTTCCTGCTTGAGCTGCCGGCCAGCAAGTCGGGCCTGCTGCCTGCCACCGAACTGGATGCGGCCCGATCGCAGTTGAGCAAAGACCAGTTTGATCAGGAATATGAGTGCTCATTTGAAGCCGCAATCCTCGGCGCCTTCTACGGTGTCGAGATGCGCGAGGCAACCGACACCGGCCGCATCACCCGGGTGGACTACCAGCCCGAGGTGCCTGTGCACACCGCGTGGGATCTCGGCTACCGCGACGACACGGCGATCTGGTTCTACCAGGTCATCCGCGGCGAGATCCACGTCATCGACTACTACGCGGTGTCAGGCGCCAACATCAGCGAGCTCGCCGCGGTCGTCACCGGCAAGCCCTACAAGTATGGCAAGCACTACCTGCCGCACGACGCCCGCGCCAAAACACTGGCCGCAAGCGGCAAAAGCGTGATTGAGCAGATGGCCGAGCACTTGGGTATCAACAACATGGCCATTGTGCCGGATCTAGGCGTGCAGGACGGCATCCAGGCGGTGCGGATGATGCTGCCCTATACCTGGTTCGACGAGGACCGATGCAGCGAGGGCATCGAGGCGCTGCGCCAGTATCAGCGCGAGTATGACGAGGACAAGAAAGCGTTTCGGCAAACACCGCGGCACGATTGGTGCAGCCACCCGGCAGACGCAATGCGAATGTTAGCGATTGCGTGGCGAGCCGAGCCGACCGTCAAGCCGCCGGACCGGATCAAACCGTTGATGGTCGGACCTGAGAACACGGTTACATTAAACGATATGTGGTCAACAATGAAAACAACTAGGAGTGGAAGATTATGAGTGGCGTTAACAATCCGTATGCGTATTTCTACGAAACTATCGCAGCATCGCAAACCGCGCAACCGCTGGGCACCACTGGCGCCAAAGGCGACTACCTGCACCGGCTAATCGTCACCGTGACCGCGACCGCGACCAGCACCGTGACGCTGATCGACAACGCGACCAGTATCGTGATCGTGGCCGCAACGACGCCTGTGGGCATTTACAGTATCGAATTCAATGCGGCGTCAGTGTCTGGCGCGTGGAAGGTCACGACCGGCGCCGGCGCGACTGTGATCGCTGTGGGCAACTTTACGCCATGAACAAAGCCGGGCTTTATGCCAACATTTTAGCCAAGCAAGAACGCATCAAAGCGGGATCTGGCGAGCGTATGCGTAAGCCTGGCACGCCCGGTGCGCCAACTGCTGAGGCTTTTAAAGAATCAGCAAAAACCGCAAAGCCAGAGAAGAAAAAATGACCGCTGCCTGGACGCGCAAAGAGGGCAAGAATCCCGAAGGCGGGCTGAATGCCAAAGGCCGAGCTTCCTACAAAGCCGAAACAGGCGGCACGCTCAAAGCGCCTGTAAAGGCTGGCGATAATCCGCGACGTGCCAGCTTCCTTGCACGCATGGGCGGTATGCCAGGGCCGATGGAGAAGAACGGCGAGCCGACGCGGTTGGCATTGGCGCTGCGGGCTTGGGGCGCATCCAGCAAGGCCGAGGCTAAGAGCAAAGCCGCAGCAATATCGAGCAGGAATAAATAATGGCTGAAGCCAACAGATTGGCAGCTGCGTTGCGCTACATTGACGAGCAACGACCGGCAGATCCGTTCGCACGACTAAAAGCAGATCCGATTGGTGCGCTGCGCTCGGCATTTGAAAGCAAGGTCGATCCGATCATTAATA